AGATCTCACGAATCTGTAACAGGTAGAGATGGATATTCAGATTTCTATAAAAAAGACATCACAATGAATGTTCTAGGTCCTGTAGGTGATGTAGTTGGTGAATGGATCATAAAAGGTGCATTCGTTAAAACCGCTACATTTGGTGATTATGACTGGTCACAAGGTGAAACAGCAGCAGAAATTACTTGTACACTTGCAATGGATTATTGTATCTTGAACTTCTAAACCATACAAAATATATTTCAAAATTAACCCACCATTTAGGTGGGTTTCTTTATCTTCGCTATATTTATATACACAAACATTAAAATAATTTATGGAAAATCAAGTTACAAAACCAAAATTCCCTACAGAAATTGTAGAATTACCTTCAAAAGGTCTACTTTACCCAAAAGACAATCCTTTATCAAGCGGTCAAATTGAAATGAAGTATATGACAGCTAGAGAAGAAGATATCTTAACTAATACTAATTATATTCAACAAGGTACAGTATTAGACAAATTACTAGAATCATTAATTGTCTCTAAAGTAGATTTAAAAGATATTTTAATTGGAGATAAAAATGCAATTTTAATTGCTTCTCGTATTTTAGGATATGGTCAAGATTATGAGTTTGAACATAAAGGTCAAGTTCATAAAGTAGATTTAACTATTCTAAAAGATAAAGAATTACCTGAAGATGTAGATTATACTAAAGGTAATGAATTTTACTTCACATTACCTGCTTCTAGAATTGAAATTGGTTTTAAATTACTAACTCATGGAGATGAAGCAGCAATTGAAGCCGAATTAAAAGGATTAAAAAAATTATTCCCTAATGGTGGCTCACCTGAACTATCAACTAGATTAAAACATATAATCATCTCAATAAATGAGAATTCTGATAGAAAAACAGTAAGAGAATTTGTTGACAATGAATTATTAGCAAGAGATTCAAGATCATTACGTCAAGAAATAAAAAGAATATCCCCAGATATTGATTTAACTATTAAAGGTGATGAAGGGGAGGACATCGCTGTACCAATCAGCCTTAACTTTTTTTGGCCTGACCTCAACCTATAGAATAAATTTATTTTCCCAAATACATGAAATAGTATTTAATAGTAAGGGAGGATATGATTGGAATACTGTCTATGAAATGCCTATCTGGCTTCGAACATTTACTTTTAATAAATTAAAAGAACATTATGATAAAGAACAAGCACAAATAGATGCTCAAAACAACCAGTTAACTAATAAAAATGTTAATGAAATAGCTAGACCTAATATACCCCAAGCTAATACATATAATGCAAATGTCCCTTCTAAATAGAAGGGATTTTTTGTTTTTTACATATTTATATTATATACTAAGTTATTATGGCAGACAATATAGATGATATTAACAAACAGATAGGTGATCTTAGAAAACAACTAGGTCAAAATCCCTTATCCCTTTTCGATCAAAAAGATTTAGAAAAGGCAAAATTAGCTTTAAGTGGTTTAAGAAACGAACTTAGAGAGATGAATAGTGACTTAAACTATATAGCTCAAAGTTTTAAAGACAGTGTTGCTGAATTATCTAAACAAAATGCTCAATTAACTATAGCACGAAATTCTTTAAAGGGTATATCTAATATTGCTCGTGATTTAGTAGATTATAGAAAAGGAGAAGTTGATTTATCTGAAAAACAATTAAAAAATCTTCAAAGGCAAGCTAAACTTAAATTTGAGGATCTACAATCTACCTTAAGAAGTGGTAAATTAACAGCAGCTCAAGCAGATGAGGTAAAAGATACTTTATCCCAACAAGAAACTTTTAATACTGTTTTAAACAGAACAATAGAACTTCAGGACCAAGTAAATAAGGAAATAGGGTTAATGGGGGTTGGGTTAGAAGGTGCTGGTAAATTCTTAGAAAAATTAGGATTTGTAGGTATATCTAAACCTATAACAGATGCTATTCAAGCTACTAAAAGAGCTAGATTTGAATATAAACTAAATCAAGATGCTATACAGGATATAGGGAAAGAAATGGCTGCCCTAAATAGAAGAAATTTATCTGATCTTCAAATAAGATATGGGTTTGGGGGAAAAGAACTTAAAAATCTATTAGCTCAAAAAGATGCTTTAATTGAACAAAATAAGGAATTAGATAAAAAAACATCTAAATACAGAAATATAGCAATAGCTTTAAAGGAACAATTTACTTTAGTAAATATGACCGATGCTATTATAACTAAAGTTGTTCAAAGTTTCTTTAAACTGGATGAAGCTCAAACTAAATTTAAAAATTTAACAGGAGGTACTATTCCATTGTTAGATCAAATGAATGGTAGATTAATATCTAGTGTTGACTACATTCAGACCGCAGCGTCTTTAACTGAACAAACTGGAATGAACGCCGCAGCTATATTCACTCCTGATACATTAGCATCAGCAGCTGAAATGGTTAAAGCTATGGGTATGACTCAAGATCAAGCTAATAGAGCAGCTATGATGTCCCAAGTTAATGGTCAATCTATTGACCAAATGAATGCTTCTATTAAACAAGGAACTAAAGAACATAACGCTACAAATAGATCTGCTTTAGCTCAAGGAGTTATAATGAGAGAAGTATATAGTACTTCAACTGCCCTTGCTGCGTCTTTAGGAAATAGTACTAAACGTATAACAGAAGCTGCTACTAGAGCTAAAGATTTAGGATTAAATCTAGCAGAAGTAGATGGAATAGCAAATTCATTATTGAATGTTGAACAATCTATAGCATCAGAATTTGAATATGAAGTAATATCAGGTAAACAGATTAATTTAGAGGCCGCTAGATATTATGCTTTAACCAATCAAACTGAAAAATTAACTAAAGAAATTGGTAAGAACCAAGCTATAGTAAATTCATTTGCCTCAGGAAATAGAATAGAACAAGAAGCCGCTGCTAAAGTATTAGGAGTATCTAGAGATAAGTTAGCTGAAATGTATATGGCGGATCAGAGAAGACTTGGTCTTACTGATGCTCAGATAGCTAAGAATATGGATATGCAAGAAGGTGATATTAAAAGATTATCTCTTCAAGAAAGTATTAATACTTCTATTAATAAAATGACAGAACTATTAGCTGGTCCTTTAGAAATGATGGCTCAATTAATAGATAATGCTTGGGTTTTATATGGAATAATGGGAGCTATTGGTACTATAGTATCTGTACAATTAGTAAAAGGATTTGTAGACTCTATAAAATATGTAGGTCAGTTAATAGTCCCAGCTTTAAGACTATTAGGAATATATGTTGCTCAAGCTGCTGCTTGGGCTATAGCAAACCCTTTTAGTGCTCTTGCAGGTTTAGTAATAGCAGGAGGTGTAGGAGCTGTAGTTTACTCTCAAATGAAAGATGGAATAATTGACCCTCAAAAAGGGCCTGTAATGACTGGGGAGTTTGGGTCTGTTCAATTAGATCCTAATGATAAAGCTATGTATGGAGCTGATGGGAAGATAAAAGTTGGAACTAATTTAAATCCTAATTCTCCTCAATCTAATCAAATAAAAACACAATCTGCTCAACAATCATCTCCAATAATTGATTATGAAAAATTAGGTGCTCATATAGCCCAAGCAGTATCTAAAGTACAAGTTCAAACTAATTTAGATGGAGTAGCTGTATCAAGGGGGTTACAAACCCCAATGGGAATAACTACACGTAAAATATAAACTTTTTAATATTTATTATAAACAATAAAAACATAACAAAATGGGATTACTTAATTTATTAAATGCTGGAGTAAGCGATTATGGGTATAGTGGAGAGACCGTTCCTTCAACTATAAATAACAACCCTCCAGGATTCACACGTCATAATTTATTCTCTACTAATGGTACCCCTAACGTAAGTACTAATATTATAGTAGGTGGAGTAACTGGATTACAAGCACCTCCAGTAACTTATTTACCTTCAAATTTAGAAGAAAAAGATCCATTTAATACCGCTACTTACCGAAGCAATCCTGGACAAGGATACTTAGATAACTTACCTGGATAAAAACAAATGGCTTTAATCTCTCTCCATACAAATCTTAAATCATTAAGGTTCGGGAATGATATTCAAGGAGGAGGCTCTAGTGGTCTTCCCTATATACAACCTGGATTACCTGAGGATTCACCTGCGGGTGAATACCTTGCTGGTATCGCGAGAAACAGCGCAGATTGGCCATTAAGAGGTGGAACATACTCAACTATAGCATCTACTGAAGACTCTGTAAGAATATCACGTTTTTTAACTGATTTTCCTAAGGGTTCCATATTTACTGCTAAGCAAGTAGGATTACAAAAATCAAACCCAAGAATAGAAACAGGAGGTTTAACCTCTAGACTAAACACTCAAACCTATAATTTAAATGCTAATTTATTAGCGCAAGTATTTGAACAAGGTACAGGTATTCATATACCAAGAGCTGGGGCAAATGCTAATGAGCTAGGACCTGATAACCCTCAAGCAAAATATGAGTACATAGTATCTCATAAAGAGTCTAATGAAAATAGATTAGTTACTTTATTCAATTCTAAAATTCAATCTAATTCAACTGGGTTATCTTTAGATTCAAATATAGCTAAATTAGGAATATCACCTGATGATAATATTCTATTTGATTATGAAATGGGGCCAGATTCATTATATGGGGATGGTAATACAACTATTTTTAGAACTACAAATACTACTACATCTTTTGAAAGATATATCTCAACAGGATTTATTAAAGCCGGGTATAATCCTATCTTTAAAACATTATCTTCAGATGCTCCTTATAATTCAAGTTATATAGCATCTCTATATAATAATACTCAAACAGTAAATCTTATAAGAGATGAATTTAATTCTGAAGATAGTACAACTTACCAACAATACTCTCCAGATTATATCAGACCTGAATCTACCCCTATAGGTACTTCCCCTATAAATTCCTTTAATAATACTATGGGGTATAGTGCTTTATTAGCTTCTAAAGGTAATGGTCTTGCAGTATTTGGAAAAACCCAAGATTTTAGAGCTCAAACTAATGCTTCAGCTTTAGCTTCTACTGTTAGTTATACCACAGGGGGTCCTAACGGAGATGGATTTAAAATAGAATCTAGAATTGGGGTAGGAAATCCTGGAGCTAGACCTAGTGATAAAAGAGATAGTTTTTACGATGAGTATGAAGATGGGCAAGACAAAATTAATATGTCTCCAATATATAGAAGAAATATATCAGACCCAGTTGAACTAGATAGTCCTTCAGTTAGGGACTTAATTAAATTTTGTATAGAATCCATAGACAATAGTCACCCTGATGAAACTAGTAGAATGCACTTCAGAGCTTACATTACTAACTTTTCAGATAATATAGGAGCTGAATGGGATTCTAAAAGATATATGGGTAGAGGTGAAAATTTTTACACTTATCAAGGATTTACAAGAGAAGTAGGATTTACTTTTATAGTAGCAGCTCAATCTGTTCAAGAAATGGAGAAAATTTACCAAAAAGTAAACTACTTAGCTTCTACTTTACTCCCCGATTATAATAGTCAGGGTTTTATGAGAGGTACCATCCATAAATTAACCATAGGAGAATATTTTTATAGAACTCCTGGTATTATTACTTCTATGAATATAAGGGTAGAGGATAATTATCCTTGGGAAATTAAAATGAGTCAACCTGAATTACGTAATACTTTTGGAACAGGAAGTAACACATTAGGAAATTCTTTAGAAAAAGATGATAGAGGACAAATGGAAGTCCCACAAATATTGAAAATTCAAATGAACTTTAAACCTATAATGGATAAACTTCCACAAAAAGGTCTTAAAGAACCTATAATAGTTTCTGAAAAAGTAGCTAATGATTATCTATCTAGAAAAGACTTTGATTTTTCTTATAAATTTCCTAAACCATCTACTCCACCTCCTCCAGCAATCCCAGAAGCTATTTCTTTATAATTAAATTGAATTTAGGCTCCATCAGGAGCCTTTTTTATCTTACATATTTATATAAAAATGTAAATTATGCCAAGTAGATACCAAACTATATCCACAATGAAATCCGATACAGGTATTACTTCGACTTCGAATAAAACCATGTATAAACCAACATATTATCCTAATATTGAGACTCAAGTAGATGACGATTACATCTTAACAAGCACCACAGATAGATTAGATAATATAGCTTTTGATTTTTATGGGGACGCTACCTTATGGTGGGTTGTAGCTATGGTTAATAATCTCCCAGGAGATTCAATATATCCCCCACAAGGCTCATATTTAAGGATACCTAAAAACATATCCGATATTTTAATAAAATATAACCAATCAAACAATATATAATAAGTTATGGCTAATTTAGATTACACTAATATTGCTGGTTCTGCCTTTCAACCTTATGTAGCTACCCAAATAGAAAAACGAAAAAAACTTGTTAATAGTAAAAATCGAAGTTCACAAGAATTACAATGGCTTACCAATAAAAGTGTTTGGATAAGAGTAAGTTCTGGAGCTAATGTTTTATATGGTAATAAAAGGTTTGGTGGATTAGAAGGTAATGCCTTATCTAAAAAATATATTCTACAAGCTGGTCTTATAGATCACACAGGAGGTCCTACTAGTTTTAGTTTACGTTCAGGGTTAAGTGATGATGGGGCTTATGGGATAGGAGGAAGTAGAAGTTTTGGTTTTAAACCAATGCCTGGTATAACTGGAATATCTATTAAAACTGGTGGTAAATTAGGTACTTTAAAAGAAACTACTATTGATTTTGTTTGCTACAATATGGAACAACTTAATATAATGGAAGCTCTTTATATGAAATTAGGATTTGGCCTTTTAGTAGAATGGGGTCATACTTTTTATATTGATAATGACACTGAAAAAATTGAAAATACTCCTTTACCAATAGGATTCTATGGTATCCATACTAAAGAAAAACTAATGGAAGAAATTACCGCTAATAGGATAAAACATAGTGGTAACTATGATGCTACTTGGGGCACAATAAAAAACTTTACTTATTCATTAACTGACAATGGCTCATTTAAATGTCAAGTCCAATTAGTTGGAGCAGGAGATATTTTAGAATCATTAAAAATTAATTTATCAGGAGAATTTAAATCTAATGTTTCTTCAAGTTCTGAAATTACATCTTCAATATATCCTGTAGTAGCAGATCAAAATCAATCATTATTGAATTCTGCTTTATATAGTATTTATTCTAAGGATGTAACAAGTGGGGAAAATATTAATTTTCAAATTGATACTACACCTGAATATTTAGCATCTATAGAACCCTTTCTTGGTAATTTAAATTATTGGTTGGGAGAAAGTTTTTTTAATAATACTGAATTAGAACGTAAAGGGTATCATTATCGTTTAATAAATAAGCCTGGTATGAATGAAAATACTGGAGGTGATATAGATTCTGATGTTCCCCCAATTTTATATCCTTCTTTCTTTTTTGGAAGATTAGTCATGGGGTACGAAATTAATGGGGAAGCTTTAAATTCTAATGATATATACTCTAAAGGTTTAGAACAGGTTTATATTACTTTAGGCCATTTACTTCTTTTAACCCTATCTAATGGAATGTTATTTCAAAGAAACGAAGGTGAAGATAAAACTAAACAACGCCCTTATATTTATATAGATGTGAATCCTGAAACTAATAGATGCTACACATTTCCTGGACACTGCTCTCTAGACCCTTCAATATGTTTAATAGGATCAGAAAAGCTACCTTTTGGAATAACTTCACAAACTTTTGAAGATATAAAAACTAACTTTAATTGGTTTGATAATGATGGTACTGGAGGTAGATTTATGTACACTTTAGTAAACATAGATTGGGTAGCAAGTATACTAAAAAAATGGAGAACAGCTGATTCAAAAGGAAATGTTAACTTTGTAGATTTTATAAAAGATATCTTAGATGGGATTTCTAAAGCTACAGGGGGGTATAATGAATTTAGAATAGTACCTGATGATGATTCTAGGTGTGTAAGGATATTAGATGATAGAAGAGTATCTAGTCCAACACAAACTGTACCTAATTATACTCAAATACCAATATTAGGTGTAAAAAGTTTAGCTTATAATTTTAATTATACCTCAAAAATTTCTCCAAATACTGCCGCTATGGTAGTTATAGCAGCTCAAGCACAACCTTATGGAGTGCAAGGAGCAGAAAATGCTTTGGCTTTTTCTCATTTAAATAAAGGATTGTATAATAGATTAGATACTGTAGTAGTAGACTCTGCTACTGATAATAATGCCACTGCTAAAACTAATGATAGTTCTAATCAAAGATACATAGAATTAAGAGATTTTATAGAAAAGATATATGATGGAACTGGAGGAGTTAAAACTCAAGAAGAAATAGCAGCGTCTCAACCTTCAGCTCAAGCTGCATCTACTAATGTTTCTCTACAAGCAGTAGGAGTTAGAGATGAAATTCGTAACTCAGATGGAACTGTAACCTTTACTGGACCTAGAATCTAAATAATATGGCTTTAATATTCAATACAGATAAATCAGACTCTTGTCTAAATACATACAGAGAAGTATTCTCTGACCCTCTTAAATCAGGAAACGATAATGCCTTCACTGGTGATGTCATATTACCTTTAGATTTCAGTTTAGAAATGGATGGGTTAAGTGGAATAATACCCCATTCTGCCTTTACAATACCTGAAGATTCATTACCTAACTCTTATATAATACAAGATGGGTCAGATAAAGGGTTAACTAAAATTGCTTTTATTTTACATACAATAGACCAAAACTTTAATAATAATAAGTGGACAACTAAAATAACAGGTCAAACTCTTAGTATTAGATTTGAACCTTTAACAGAAGCGGAGAAAAAAGCAATTAAAGATGCTCAAGATGCTCAAAATTCAATGACTAAATATCAAAATTATGGAGCTCCTAAAACAACATCATAT